CGCCGCCTTCTGGCGTAGTTAAAGCTGGTTAAGCTGCCACTGAGAATACTTGTTGGAAAGGTTCTGACCGGTAGTCTGAGCCTGCATGTACGCAATCTGCGCATTGATATACTCAATCTGCTTGCGTGCCGTCTCCATGTCGATCTTGCCTGCTTCAAGCTCCTGCTGCACCTGCTGCTTCTGCAGCTCATACTGCCGCATGGCAAGCGTCTGGGTACCATTGTAAGTACCCGTCAACTCGGCCTGCGAAAGCCCGAACTGCTGACCCCACTGGTTTGCCGAAACGATGTTCTGCGTATTCTCGTAGCGCTTGGCGGCAATCTCCTTATAGAGATTGGCAAGCGCGTTTGCCGCCTCAATATCGCCGGTAAGCTGCGCCTGTGTAATAGCCTGCTCGATCTTGGCGAGCGTCTCGGTCTGCGTGGTGGCGTTGCTGTTCAGTGCGTTCTGGTAGGCGTTGCCCGCGCTGATCTGGCTGGATTCGGTAAGTCCGCTTGTCAGCAAACCATTTGCCGCAAGGTTTTCCGCGTTCGAGCCGCCGGGCTTAATGCTCTGCATATACGCCTTTTCCGCAGCGGCGTTGTTGGCCTCGGTCTGCTTCATCACGTCGTATTTCTGACCGTTCAGACTGGCAACCGCGCTGTCCACCTTGGCCTTGAGTGCCGCCTGCTGCTGTGCCGCAGCGTCCTCCATGTACTTCTTGTAGGCGTCAAAGCCGCTATTGAGCTGATTGCTCATCTGCTTGCCCAGTACATTGCCGCTCACATAGCCCTTGCCGATGTAGTCCGAGCCGTCCGAGCCGCCGGAATAGCCGTACTGCGCACGCAGCGCCTCGGCGTCCGCATGGGCGGATTTCATAGCCGCAGTGTCACCGCGCGCCTGTGCTTCCGCATAGCGCTTTTTGATCGCCGCCATCTGGGCGGAATCCTCCACGCTCGTGTCCTTAATGGTCTGGTCGTTATGTGAGCCGAGTGGCGTATAAGTACCGCTGCCAGACGAACCGCCGCCCGAGCTGCTCCCGCCCGAGCCGCCGGTGCCGGAAGCGCCGCCGTAAGTGAACGTCTGGCCGCCCTTGCTGATGGTGGTCGTGCCGTCGCTGTTCTTCTTCCAGGTCGAGCCGTCCGAGCCGGTCATGGTCGAGCCTGCAGCCGCACTCGAAACAAAATTCTTGCCCTTGTCCGAGCCGATAGCGTAGCTGCCGCCCTTGCCGGTTGCCGCCATCGAAGCGCCGGACGAGCCGGAGGACGAGGATCCGCTCGAACTGGAAGAACCCGACGAGCTGCCCGAGGACGAGCCGCCGGAGCTGCTCTTGCTTGCCTTTGCCGCTGCAGCTGCCGCCTTAACAGCGCCCGCCAGCATAGAACCCAGTCCCATTTACTTCACGCCCTTTCCGAGAAGGCCGAGCCGCTGCAGGATAACCGCAAGCTGCTCGCGCGTCAGCGGACTCTGAGGCTTGGTGCCGTCCATAATACCGGTGTCTGTCGCTGCCTGCCAGGCGTCCTTTGCATAGTCGTGCGGCTGCTGTGTGCCCTTGGTCGCCAGATAGCGGTTGAGATATGCGGTAAACTCTTTATCTGTCATAGGTTTTTCCTCCTTTGGAGTTTCTTTGGCCGTCAGTCGAGCCTTGAACGACTTCCATTGGCTCTCATCACGCACCCACGGTTCCGGGCAGTCTTTACCGGTTACGTCGTAGTGGCGTACAACGTGGTCTGCGTCAATGTTGTACTTTGCCATAAGCATTTTTACAAGCTCGACCGTACGATCCACAGTCTGTGCAGTGAAAATAAACTTACCGTTCACCTTGTCGCTACACATTTCCACGCCCAGAGAATTTCTGTTCATACAGATACCATGCAGCGGATGGTGCGAGCTTTCCAACGATCCGCCGCAGTGCCACGCACCGTCCGAATCGCGGACGCTCTGCACAACACTGTTCTCGTCCACAAAATAGTGCGCCGACGCCTGTACGCTGTTATTATGGAAATACTGTGCATTATTCATTGCAGTGTCACCGTTGTTCGCCGTGTAATGCATCACAATGTATTTAATGCTGTTTCCGCCTCGGCCTGAGTAAAAGTTGCTCGAATTCGCCTGTAAGAACGGAATATTCATACTTACTTCTCCTTGTTCGGCCTGTCGTAGCCGAGTGCCGTCTTGCTGTCTCCCACGCCTGCCGTAGTCGGGTCAATAAATACCGACAGGATAGCAAGCGCCATCGTGCACAGCTGCACCGGATTACTCAGTACCGCCTTGATGCCGTCCAGCACCGCCGCCCAAGAGGTAAACGTCATCGGATCCACGCCGATGGCGGTAATGGCAACGGAAACAACGCCGACCCAGAACCACGGGTTTTTCATTCGTACCGGAATATTAACTTTCATGTTCTAAATCCTCCAAATCGTCAATGCGGTGGTTGGCCACTTTCACTTTCTCATCCATCACGGCAAACTCCTGTTCGAGCTTGTACGTGCGCGTGATGAGATTGTTGTGCTTCTCCACCTTCTTCTCTAGCTGCTCAATGCGGTAGTTGGTCAGGTTGCTCGACAGCGCAATGCCGCCGAGCGTTCCAACCAATGTACCGACCAGACTGAGCGCCGCCGTGATAACTTCCGCCGACATGATCAAATACCCAGCAGACGCTTATCCTCCACGCTCAGCAGATCCGGTACACCGGTCTGCACGCTGCGCCAGTGCTTGTACTGGGCGCGGGCCAGTGCGTTGTGCTTGAGACCGTGCGCGTTGTCGTACTGATCCAGCTGTACGCCAATATCGCCGGGGTACTTCTTCACTTCTGCGTAGTGCTTGATGTAGATATTGTTGGGATACATAATGTTGTCCTTTCCGGGCTTCTGCCCTATCAAGTGTAAAAATTCCGGTGATTCTTATTTGTTGTAGTCATCGCCGGTGATTTTCTTGTACTGCTCGGCGGTGATTTTCTTCTTTGTCACCGCATTGCCGACCATTTTCTCGGTCCACAGACCGGCATCATAATATTTTTTGATGCGGTCAAACCAGTTAGCCATTTCACTGCACCTCCGTATCCGTCATCATGGAAATGTAATCCACCTGAGCCGCCAGTGCGGTGTTGCTGGTTTCCAGCTCCTCCACCTTAGACACCAGCTGCGAGATTGCCTGCGCGGTCGTGTCGGCGGCGGCCGTGGTGCAGATGGCGGTGTAGGTCTGCTTGTCCTTGTCGTAGGTGATGGCACGCAGCGCATAGCCGCCGTGCGCCTCAACCAGATCGCCGTCATCCGTGCGGACCTCGACCAGAGCGGTGTTCAGATTGGACACTGTTTCAAAGTCGGTTTCGGACAGCACCAGCGTCAGGCTGTCGCCCTGGCACTGGTAGTCCAGTGCCTTGATTCCGTTGATTTTCATGTGAGCTCCTTTCCGCGGCTTAGTTCGCCGCGACATATTTATTGTACTGGTGCTTGATGGTTTCGTCGGACATCTCCGCATAGATCTGCGTTGTCGATACATCCTCATGCCCCAGCAACTTTTGAATAACTGTGACGTCCATGCCGCCGTTGAGCGCGTGCGTCGCAAACGTATGACGCAGCAGGTGCGGGTGAACGTGCTTTTCCAGTCCCGCCCTCTCACTGATTGCGCGAATAATGCGCTGAATGGCACGTGGCTTGAGCGGCTCATACGGCGATTTGCTGCTCACAAACAAGCCGGTGCCGCCCTTACGGGATACCATGTACTCCTGCACCATCAGCCGCGCACGTACGCTGAAATACACCTGTCGATCCTTATCACCCTTGCCGGTGACGCGCACCGTGCGGCCGATGAGGTCAAGATCGGAAGCGCTGAGCTGCGCGACCTCGCTCAGACGGCAGCCGGAGGATACCAGAAATTCCACGAGTGCCTTTTCGCGGTAGCCCTGGCAGGCATCGCGCAGGCGCTCCAGCTCATCGACGGACAGCGCCTGCCGAGCGCCCTTTTTGTCCAGCTTGAGCGACTTGATTTTTGCCATGGGATTTTTCTTGATCTTCTCTTCGACCGTCAACCAGCCGAAGAACGCGCGCAGCGTGTTGATGTGCGTCTGCAAGCTGGTTTCCTTCAAATGGCGGGTTTCGTCAAGGTACGCAATGTACCCGCGAATGTCGTCCGCGGTGATCTTTGCCGCCGACTTGGTGACCCGTTCTGCAAACATTTCGAGGTTGCTCTTGTAGTTCTTGAGCGTCCTTTCAGATAGTCCGTCGATCTTCTTCGCGCCCAGATAATACTTGATCCGGCGGCGCAGGTCGCTGCGCGTTTCGTCGCTTTCGCGCGTGATATTGTAGTCCTTCAGGATATCCGTCAGCGTTTCCGCCGTCAGCGGCGTACCGTCCGAAAAAGTGTCAGAAAGCCGCTTGATAAGCTCGATTTTTGCGTTCAAATGTGTTTGCCCCTTTCAAAATCTGATGTATGTACATTATACATCAAGGAGCAAAAATCGGGCAATTTAGGACGCATTAGACCGCTATGGCGGCGATTGCATCGTCCCAGACCGCTATGGCGGCGGTGGCAGCGTCTTCGACCGCTATGGCGGCGATTGCATCGTCCCAGACCGCTATGACGGCTATTGCGAACAATAAGACCGCTATTACCGCCGTAGAAGCGTCTGCTGTTGCGAAAAACGCGCTTTATAATAGTCCGCTCAAGACTTCTATCTCTAATATTGCAAGCACGAGCAGCTGGACAACGCGCCGAAACGGCAAGATTTGGCTTATTTCTTTCCGTCAGACGTGGAGTTCAGGCAACACTTCTATGCAACACCGGAGTACGTTGAAAGATGGCGGAACAGTATCTTGCACGGCTTCGCAGTCCTATAATACGGATTACCGCATTGACCGTTTTATGGACAGCATTACCAATTACAATAGCGCCGGCGGTATCGGAAACGTCTGCACTTACTACTTTATTCCGTGCTAAGAATGGACGTATTATTTCAATAAGACGCAGAAAAGTGGCTTAAAAAACTCTGTTCAGCGGTCGAAACCACGCTTTCCGGCATAGGTAAACCATAAACACCCGGATATGCCCTGTAAATACTGCGTATTTTGGGCGTTAGGTACATCTTATTGAAATAAGGCGCATGTAGCACTGCCTCATTTCGTGGGCGTTAAATGCTGTAAACCCAGGTTCTTACCATGCCGTCGTTGGTCTCCGTAAAAGTACCGCCGCCAAGCAAAACTTTTCTTTTGGCGGTATCTGTATAACTGCCGGAAGCGCTTCCTGCGGCGGCTCCGTTATGTCCATGGAAACAATTTGTTATGCCGGAGCCATTGTTATAGCCACCGGGAATAGCAAACATAATGTATTTCGCATTGACGGAGTTCGCACTGGTCACACCGTCATCATCTTTCTGCGATCGAACAAGAGTAAAGCCGGATTGCACAGTTTTCCACCAAGTATTTGCAACGCTTTGCAGGTTATTATTGTTCGCAATCAGTGCGGTTTTGGCTGCGGTACTTGCTACCATGGCTCTTATAGCACTATCAGATGTCGCCACAGCCGCCATAGCGGTCTGGGACGATGCAATCGCCGCCATAGCGGTCTGGGACGACACGACCGCATTGAGTGCGGCGCTGTTGCCGATCACAGCTGCCATAGCAACCGAAGAGGTCACCACGGCATTAAGGGCAGTCGAGTTGCCAATTATAGCAGACATAGCAACCCGAGAGGCCGCTACAGCTGCCATAGCAGTTTCGTTTGCCGCTACGGCGGTCATTGCAGTTTTGCTCGCCGCTACCGCGTTGAGCGCGATAGTACCGGAGATTACCGCCTCCATTGCAGTTTCGCTTGCCGCCACTGCCGTCATTGCGATATCACTGGCAGCAACCGCGTTCATATCCCTGTACAAATTGCAGCTCTGTCCCGCCAGAGCCGCGATCCATTTCCCGGCGCTTACCGTGCCGGCACCTGCGGCACGAGACATGACCGGATCGTGCAGGATTTCCAGACAGCGAGCGCTGTCCGAATACATCGCATCCTGGCTTTCCGCGCCCGCCTCGTAAATGCTCCCCAAAAACGTCTGCACCGCATCGTCGATATACGGCGAAGCCGCAAGCAGCGCATACAGTTCCTGTGCGTTTTTATCCGGCGCGCTCGGCTCATAGCCGAGCACCACCGCAGTGCCGCCCGCATTGCTTACAAACGCCTGTGCCTGTGCCCTGCTGGCAAGGATGGTGCGCAGACGGTGTACGCCCTTTCGATAGTTATCCTTAAACTCATGCGAGTAATAGCTGAAATCCTGCTGAATCTTCTTGATCATTACTCGTCACCTCCAAACTCAATCGCAATATAGTCCATTTCTACTTTCTCCGCCGTGGTTTCCGTGCCGAATGTCGGCAGCGTCACGCCCGAAACATAGGTGATCTGGCTGTGACCGGGTGACGTTCCGGTGTCCGACCCGATATAGCCGGTCGCGGTCGCAACTGTGCCGCCCTGCAAACTCGGCTTGCGCAGGCAATACAGAAAGCCTTCCGCAGTCACGCTCTTGATCTCGCAAAAGCCGTTAAATTCCTTCGGTGTCACGGTCACAACCGGTACGCCCTCAAACGCATGCCGGAACCGGAAGGTATTCCATCCCGCACCGGCGTTGACAAAGCAGCCGGTTTCCATTGTGTAATCGTCCAGTTCATTGGTACTGCGTGCCGGCTCTGCGGCCTCGATCATATCAAGCACATCCTGCGCCAGCCTGTCCGCCGTCACGGCCTGCAGCGCCAGCTTGATTGTGGTGACGCCGTAGTCCGGGATAACGCCCGCCGTTACATCGTCGATCTGTCTGCGGATTTCCTCAAGTGCAGCCTGCACGGTCCCGCTCGTCACGCCCTTGAACGGCGTAATGCCGACCCTGCCCGCGCCCTCTGCGGATTTAACAGTATTGATATACTGCACAAGGTTTGCCTGCAGCTGCTCGAGCGCCGCCTGCACGGTGTTTGCGTTCACGCCGTCAAACGGTGTCATGCCGACGTTTTCCGCGCCGTTCACCTTTACCGCGTCCCGGTAGTCCTCGAGGTTCTTTTGAATGCTCTGCAGCTGCTCTTGAACCGAGCAGCCGGCCACGTTGGGGAACGCCGCGGCGCCGATCTGTCCGGCGCTGTTTGCGGCCTGCAATGCCTCGATCAGCTTGTTAAGCATCTCGATAATAAGCAGCGGCAGCAGATCGAAAACCTTCTTGTTTTCCTCGGCCGAGCCGGTCAGCGCGTCCGGCTGGCTCTGCACGCCGGTCTCTGCCGCCTTTTCGGCTGAAATTTTGCTTTCATCAAACGTCATGTCCTCACCTCACTGTCTCTTTGCGTACTTTGCGACAAAGTACCGGATAACCACTTCGTGCACGCCGAAGCCCTCGTCCACCGTGTCGGACTGCAGAATGACCTGAATCGCCTTCCAGCCCTTGCGCTTGAACAGGAACGGAATAATGGAGTTGACCACCGTTCCGAACGGAAAGCGTTCAAAGCCGATATAATGAAAATTCAACCTATCCGCTGTCACGCGCTTCATGAGCGTTCCGTGGTCGGTTTCGAGTCTTACCCAAATCTCAACCGCACTGCGCGTGTACGCCTTGAGGTGGACGCCGCTGCCGCGCTTGGGCATTGTTTTCAGAATCATCGGCGTGTTCATCGTGTCGAGCTTGGTAGCCCACTCGGTGTGAATGGCCGCGCCGTCATCCGAGAACGCATTCATCATAATGTCATTGTTCTCGTCTACCAGATCGTCATTAAACCGGCAAACTCTGCCGTCCTCGGTGCCGAAATACAGCGCCTGCTCGTGCGAACAGAGAACCTTTGCGGGCACGTTGGTCCAGAAATACCACTCGTAGCCCTGATCCTGCTTGTCCTGATTGCCGTCCGCCACATACGCGCAGCCGTCGATCACAAGAACATACCACCCGCGCCAGCAGGCGGCTACAGCGTCCGCAAGTCTGCGCTCCTTGCACAGCTTGGGGTTGACACGCCTCGACCGGCAGAATAACTGCCGCACCTGCGTGTTGTTGTAAAACGTCGTAGTCGGCGCATATACGCCGCGCGGACTGAGATACAGCGGATCGTCATTCAGGTTCGCCGAGGAATACTTTGCAATCGCACCGTAGCCGGGCACGCCCTCTTTCAGCGGAAAGGTTGCCACATCGTTCAGCATTGCTCCCGAGTGGTGCCAGATCGTGCCCTCCTGTCGGTTGTCTTTCTTGATGAGCAGTAATTCACCCTGTGCCTTGAGATAGCACATGATGGGGAAATCGCTCGAACCCACGACAGAATAGTTAATGTCGGGGAAATAGGTCGGGTCGGACAGGCCGGAAAACCATTCCATAGCCGCGTGCTCTTTGTTGCCGGAAATAAAAACGCGGTTGCTGCTGCCGTCCATGCCGTAAATCGCAAAGATGGTGCAGCCGAGCACCTTCTTCCGGTCCTCGGTGGTCTTGGCAAACTTCACTTCAAAATTGGAGATACCGGCGTTCTCCGGCGCGCTCGGTGCTGTCTCAAACGTCACCGTGCCCTTCTCCGCATCGTAGCTTTTCACAGTAATTGCACTGCCGTTTAGATAGGCCGCCGTCGGCGTGCAGTCCTTGTCAATGCCGGTCACGTCCAGCTGATAGGTCGTGCTCGAGCCGTCTCCGATAAAGCGGTTCTTACGCCACTTGCACAGCATATTAACGTTTTCGTAGGTCTCGCCGCCGCCTGCCGCCTTGCGCTGATAGCTAGTCAGGGGACAGTAGGCGTTATCGTCTGTCGCGTGTACGGCGGTTTTGCCGTCATAAACAACGTAGTGCTCGCCGGTCAGGATGAACAGCTTGCCGTGCATGTAAAAGCCCTGGCTGCGGCCGCCACTGTTCAGCTTGTCCAGCAGCTCCTTGCGGCTGTCCTTTACTTCCTTGTAGTCTGCATCGAGCTTTACGGCATACAGCTTGCTGCCCGCATGGACGATGAGCGTCAGATTTTCCTCGTCATTGTCGTTCTCATAGGGAAAAATACCGGCGACAGGAACAGCCTTGCCGTCCGCATCGGTAAACCGTAGCAGCGTGCGCCATCCATAGCGCCGCTCGGGGAAACCTCCCTCGTCTGCGATCACGTTCACCGCACGCGGCGAGCGTCCATCGTCGATCTGGGTCTCATCCGTGGAGTAGTCCAAACCCTTAAAGCGCTTATAATGCTTGGTGCCTTCCTCGGATTCCGTGAAATCCGGCACCGTAACCTTACGCGGCATAGCTTACTCCTCCCCGTAATCCGGCACAGCGGGCGCAGCGTCCTCGAGCGCCGAAACAAACTCATTCCGGAACATCACGCTTTCCGCCTTACGGTTCTCATCGTCGAACAGCAGTGCCGCAGCCAGTCCCCACGGCAGCGCAACGCGCGTGATCCGGTCGTCCCAGTCGAGCGCCGTGCTGTCTATCGTCGTGATCTCCGGCGCGCTTGTCAGCTCCTCGTCACCGCGCTGTGCGCGGATGGCATTCTCATACGGAAGCGCCTCCACAAGCAGGCTGTCCAGCAGCGGCGGCGAGTAGCTGTCGTAATCGACATCCGTGCCGGGTGCTTCAATGATTTTCGCCAGTGCCAGCGTGTAAATGCGTTTAATAGTCGTCGCCACGCTCTCACCTCCTAACAAACAGAGGGCGGGCAGCCGCCCGCCCTCCTGGGTCTTTACTTATCCGTAGCCTCCGCTACATCTGATGTATAAGTACCGTCCGGGCCATACGCAACAACGCGGATGGTCTGGCCTGCCACAGTGGTAATAGTGCTGTTTACGACGCTCTTTGCCTTGCTGGAAAAGCGCGGATCGGAACCGTCGAGCGTATATTTGATATCGCTTGCACCGTCAGCGGTGACCGTTGCGGTATGAGATGCGATTTTGACCGAGCACGCCTGCTTCTTGCCGCTGTCTACGAGTGCGTATACACCCTTGGCAAGAGAGCCGATAACAAATGCGTCGAACAGGTTACGCGCCTCGATCAGCGGACCGGAATAGCCCTGCGGATTGGTGTGGATTTTCAGCTCGTTCAGCTTGTCCGCCTGTACAAGCGCGGACTTGTGCGCCGCGATGAAGTGGCAGTTTGCGGGCATGATATCCTCCGGCACCTCGATAATACGGAATGTCTTGCACTGGCCGAGCTCGCCCTTGCGGACGGCATCCACCGTCAGCTTCTCAATTTCCGTGAACTGCTTGCTCTGTGCGATCAGGCCTACAAACTCAGGCGACGCCCAGATAACGCGGTTCTCGGTCGGAACGCGCTTATTGACGAACTCACGGCGCACATTCTCCAGTGCCTGCAGTGCGGTATCGCCGGTCAAAGCAGCCGCCTGCTCCTTGATCGTGCCGTTCAGCGCGAACTTCTTCAGCGCGTATTTGTCCTCGTACGGGATAACAACGGACTCATTCTGGAACTTGACCCACTCGCCGGTAGCAGTGCCCAGCGGGCGGCTCTTTGCCGAGCCAAGCTCGATAATGCCGGTGTACGCCATATCCTGCAGCATGCGGTAGCGGTGCAGGTTCGGGGTGATGTTCTTCGGGTCGCCGTAGCGGTTTGCTGCAGCCTCGCGGTTAAACTCGTTGTAAGGTACAGCAGTCGGTACATATACCTCCACCATGTCTACTCCGTCAAAATTCAGGCTGCCGTTGGTGTGCGGTTTTACAAAGGACTTTGCAAGCCACTGCTTTTCAAAGCTGCCGTTAAATTTACCGGCAAGGTTGTGTCCATCATGGAAATCGGTAGGCATAATTCATGCTCCTTTACTCAAAATTTGAATGCTCTGAGGAAATCAGCCTCAAAGCCGCTTTCCTCGCCCGTGCCCGTCATAGAGCCGGGGCTTGTCTGTCTGTTTGTCTGATTCTTCTCTGCGATCCTGACCGCCTGCTGATTCAGTTCAGCCTGATAGCGCCAGTGCGCGGCAACGGGCGTCATAGCTTCCTGCTGCACCAATTCAAGCACGCGTTTTGGCACTTCCTCGAAACTTTTCACGCCAGAGAGTGAAACATATTCTTCCCACGCGCGTGCATCGGCTTCTTCTCGTGCCTGTTCAACAGTCTGATCAATGCGCTGCTGCATGGCGGTAAGCTCCGCCCGCTGCTGTTCGGCGGCCTGTGCCGCGGCTGCACGCTGGGAAGCCATGCGGCCCTCGGCTATCGCCTTGAGCGCCGCATCCGGGGTTTCCGGAAACTCTGCGCGACACTTCTCAATTTCTGCCGAAAGCAGCTGCTCATTGCGTGCGCCCTCCAGCTGTTCAAGGTACTGCTGCCGGTTCATGCCAGCGGCCTCGGCGTACTGATCCAGTACGCGCATTTCCCGCTCGGCCTTGCGGTCATAATTCATGCCCTTCTGGAGCAGTTCGACCGGGTTCGCGCCGAGTGCACCGGTAAGCGCCTGTACTGCATCCGCAGGCAGCATGATCTGCTGTCCGTTGTAGACGAGCGGCACGGTCTGCACCGGCTGTTCCACCGTCTCCGGCGGTACTTCGCCGCCCTCCGGCGGCTGATTCTCCGGTTCTTCCTGCTGCTCTTCGGCGCGCTGGTTTTCCGCGCCGTCCTGCACGGTCTCCTCTGCGCCCTCGGCGGCGGTCTGCTGGTCTTCCAAACCGTCATTGCCTTCAAGCGCTGCGAGAAAATCGTCGCCGTTAAAACCGTCCATGTCCTCGTTTCCGAGGCTCGTGTTTACGTCTGCCGAATTGCTGGTCTCCCAATCCATAAGACAAATCCTCCTATATGCAAAAGACTTTCGTCTCATTGCCGTGTGTTTATCGTGTGTTTATCGTGCGTTCCTGCACTCCGGCGGACGCAGCACAGTTCCGCTGGTACTGCACCCGCTTGTATCCTTGCACGCACGGGGAATGCGTAACCCGGACGGGGATAATATGGCGAGAATCCCACGCCCGCCGCAGTGCAGGAAAATATCGTGTCCGAGACTCTGACGGGCAGGCAAGGAAATAATGAACTCAGAAACCTTGCCGCCGCCATACAATAGAAAGGAGAAAATAGGTATGGCCGTTCCGTGCAATGCAGGCTCGGTCGTCGGGCATTACTGCCCGTCACAGTCTCGGACTCAGTTGTATTCCGGCGCTCGGACGGACGCCCTCGACCCGAACGAGGGTGCCCGCCATCAGAAAGAAATAAGGGGAATCAATGGGCAGGTGAGGTCAGCTCCCGCCCGTCCGAACGCCGGAACAGAATAATCAATAATCAGGTTCGAGAATCGGAACGCCGTACTGCACAGCACATTCGCGCTCGATCATGCAGCCGCGTGCGTCCTTCCAACCCTTGGCGAAATAAACGAGATCCGCATCTGCCATAAGCCGGATAGACTCAGCCAGGAACCAAAGTGGCTTTGCGTCGTGCGGTGCATCCTTAAAAAAGGAGTCGATGATTTCGACAGGCTCACCGATATATTCAGTCGCTTCGCGGATAGCACGCTCACGCGCGCGTTCAATCTCATCGTTGGTCTTGTCCTTCATTGGCTGAGAAATAAATAACTTTTTCATTCCGTACCTCCTATTTATCAGTCCACGGCTTAAAAGCAACAATCTTGTCAAGCAGTCCATTCGCCTTGCCATCGAAACAAATCGCTCGATCGTCAACGTACGCAATAGCCGGCGGCTTTTCCTTCATAATGGCATCTACCTCAATAGCATTCTGTTTCAGGTAGGCTTTCACCGCATCCATGCCTTCCCGCGTATCGCAGCGAGTCGAGACCACAACCACATCATAGAACTTCCGTATTTTATCAATCTCTTCTCGGATGCCTTGCACGGGCGGGTCCGGAATGCAGGTCTTGCCCCGCCAGCCAGAGGAATAACTATGAATAACACCATCGAAATCCAAAACAACTGTGTACTTCATATTCTTACCTCAAAAACCGGAACTTACTTTCCTTACCCTTGCGATACTTCGCGCGCGCCGTGTCCAGCGCCTCCTGCATCGCGGCAAACATAGCATCGACCTGCTGCTCGGTGTACTCATAGTCACCGGTCGCAAAATTGCCGATCAGACTGATAGCCTTGCACGCTCGACCCACGCGCGGCTCTGCCACGCGGATAAAGCGCTCCGCCTTGCTCTCATTGTTGTTATCCATTTGTCAAACCTCCCTGCTGTAATGCCTGCTGCATGCTTGCCTGCTGCTGCACGCGCTTTGCAGCCTCCACAAGTCCTTCCTGATCCTTAACCGAGCCTTCCGGCATGCGGCTGAGGAACTCAACCATATTGGGCATAACACCCGCCGTCTGCAGGTTGTTGAGTGTCGACACCTGCAAAATGCGTGACCAGTAGCTTGCCTCGCCGATATGAATATTGAGATCCAGCGCCTCCACCGGCAGACTTGAGAAGTCATACATCTCCACAAGCGTCTGCTCCTGCGTCTCGCCGGTCTCGTCTGTCATCTCGTCAGTGATCTTCACCTGCCGCATACCGTAATAGGCATGCATCATGTCGATGAGCACCCGCTCGTAGTCCTCGACAAACTGAAAATAGGCAATCTTGGTCAGTGCGAGCGGCGCGGCGTTCGCGGTCTGCACCGCAACGATTGCACTGCTGTTCTCCGGATTCTTTACGTTGCCGAGCGCGGCATCATTCGCACCGGCAACATTTTTCAGTGCGTCCGTCATGCTGGACGTAATACCGGTTGCCTCGGTGGGAATGGGCATCGAGCCTGCAACGCCGGTTAGCGCGTCCTTCACATCTCCGGTGACGCCGATGGAAGTCGCATCCGGGTCCCAGCCCTTGGGGAACTTATTGCGGTTGTATACCAATTTCGGTATAGCATTATTCCGCAGCATGAGCGCAAGCGCCGTCCACTGCTTGTTGATCTCAATCTGCGTGTTGATGAGCGGTTTGATCTCCATCACGCCGTGATAGCAGTTCTTCCGCGGCTTCCAACTCATGTACGCGACGGGATAGAGTGTCATTTCCGTCGCCACATCCTGCTCGATCATCACGCGCCCGCAGGAGCGGCAGTAGTGCACGCGGCCGTCTTCAGATTTCCAAAACCGCACAAGCTCATTGCCGAGACTGTCGCTATTGTTCTGCTCATCATCGCCCTTGTACAGGCCGTCGGACTCGCCCTCAATGGTCTCCCATTCCTTGCAGCCGAGCCGTTTGGCGTCCTTGCGGATTTCGGAAACCGGTCTGCGGCGCACAATGATAAGGTACGGCTGCTCCTGCACGTTCGCATTAGACGGATTTCCGAACAGAATATTCGTGTTCATCACCTGTTCGGCAGAGATTTCTCCCTGCACGCCGCCGAGACCGGAGGCCTTGCTTGCATCAAAGTAAAAGTACAGCGCCGCGTCACCATCCACGCAGGCGTCGCGCAGCACCATGTGGTGCTTACTTTTCAGCTTGGTGCGCTCCACCACGCGGTCAATGCTCTGCTCAAGGATTTTCGCCGCATACTCGGCCTGCTCATCCGGAAGGAAAGGCTCAACCTCCTGATCAACGTCATTGGAAACGATCTGCGCAACCTTGTAATGCACGATCGGGTCGAGCACGTTCATCGTGATCGGACGCAGGTTCTTGCTCTTGAGTCCTTCCCACTGCTTCCCTTCCACAAAGTTCTCGCACTGTTTTACGTTCTCGTACAGCCCGATACCGGTGTTGTACTGCACACCTTTTTCGTACTCGGCTTGCACCCTGTCAGCCGTGAGCGTGATTTTCTGCTCATTCATCGCTTAATTCCTCCTGCCCGTGGGCGGTGCCGTCATAACGGAGTAGATTGTTGACTTCACGCATAATGCGGCCCTCGGTGCTCAGGCGGTACGCCTGTTCCTTGAGAAATTCCTCTTTCCAGCGCTCTGCGGTCTCCCGCTCGGTGATGAGCGCCTCATTCAGCTTGCGGCGCTCCTGCTTGAGATTATCAACCTCGTTGCGAGCGCTCCACATCGCGCTGATTGCCGCGTCGTGTGCATCCTTGGTGGAGTCGAGTTCTTCCTGCAGCTCCTTCGCAGCTTTGCGTCCGGTCTGCAGCTCCTGCCGCAACCGGCAGGCCGTGTCCTCACTCTCCCGCAGGGCGGTCTCCACCTTGGTAATGCGGTCCGCAAGCTGAGCGCGCGCCGCCTCCTCAGTGTGCAGGCGTTCCTCCATCGTCCGCGCAGTCAGCTGAAAGGATTCCGCTTCCACGGTTTTTTGCCGCAAATCCTCGCCCAAGCGCTTGGCGTTTCGGGTCTGCACAGCAGCCAGAAAAGCACACATCACCGCAACGACACTAATAGCTAAATACATTTCCCATTTCCTCCTCAGTAGTCAGTTCGTTGTACTCTTTGGGTTCGCTTGCCGCAATCGGACGGCCTGCCACAAAGTACCGCAGCATATCCGCCGGGTGGGTGTACTCGTGCGGATCGTTTGCCACATCATCCGGGTGCTTCTCATCGTGCAGCAGCATCGGCAGGCTCTTGATGGTCTGCGTGCAGTTGGAGCAGATCATCAAACTCGGCTTGCCGGTGTCCTTGCGTACCTTCAGGTATTCCTTCAGGTCGAGCCAGCCGAGCACGCGGTCGTTTTTCGCTTTTTCCATAAACACACCGCATTCCGCAAAGCGGTCTGCCGCGCTGCGTCCGGTGTCCTGCCGCCGGTTCCAGAGGTCAGGCGGTGCAAAGGTGATCGCATCGCGTTCCAACTCGTCCGAGCGCTCCAGGATGGCGTTAGCCGCGTCAGATAATATAAGTCCATCGTGTCCTTCTCCTAAATCCTTGCCCTCGCAGTATTCCTTGTAGAGATACGCCGTACCCTGCTCATCCACGGCAAACCAGCCGACAGCCAGCATATCAAAGCCGTAGTCGAGCGCCTTGTACCGCGTCCAGTGCTCCGGAATCGGGAACGCCTCGCAGACGTGCGTCTCGCGCCGGAACTCGGGGAAATACTGTCCCTCGAATACATCCCAGTCACCGTACAGCATCGCCCGCTTGCGGTCCTCGGGCAGATTCTCAAGCGACTGCACATAGTTAGGTGAGTTTTTGACAAGCCACGGATTGTCATAGACCGTGGCCTGAATGAACGTGTAGTCCTCTGCTCGTTCCTGCTTGACATAATCGCGGTCGATAAACAACCGTTTGAACCAGGCATGCCCAACGCCGCCGGGGTTGCAAGTCAGGTACATTCTCGGCGGGAAGAACTCCCGCATCTGACCGGATGAGCGGTTGCTCTCGGTCATTGTTGTAAAAACGTTCTCAGGGAAAAGCGTGCACTCCTCCAGAAAAATAACGTCATAAGCCTGTCCTTGGTACTGGAGTAAGTCGCTGTCGTTCCGGCAGTAACCAAACTTGAGCCGTGAGCCGTTTGGAAACTCAAACGCCTTGTCCGCGCTCTTGTACTCCGCAATGCCTTTAAGCTCCCGCATAGCCGGAATAATGTGGTTTTCCCGCAACTCCGGGTACGTCCGGCGCATAAAAAGAATCTGAATGCCGTCATACCTCAAACACAGCATATTGGCCTTGAGTCGTGCGACAAAGCTCTTGCCGCCGCCTCGTGAGCCGCCATAAGCCGTGTAATGCGACCGGCTTTTCATAAACTCAACCTGTTTCGGATAGGGTTTCGGAATCACAAAGCTGTTCATTCTGCCAGTTCCTCCGCACCATCCATAAACGTTATCTGCACACCGGTGCCGTCCTTCTCGCCGAGGTGCTGCTCAAGCGTTTCCTGTCTTGCCGCAACATCCTTCATGGTTCCGGCCAGCTCGCGCAGGCCGACTCCGGTGTAATCGCTTACAACGTTTCTGAGACTTGCCACCTCGGCCTCACTCAGCGCGATCACGCCGTCCTTGGCAGCCTTTTCGAGCACCGCCAGACCGTCATTGATGGTCCGGGTGTCCTTCGCAGCGGCCTCGGCCTTGCGGTCGAGCGCGCGCAGTACCTTGTCCCCGATCTTCTCGCACCGGGCGATCTGCTTTCTGCGGATTTCCCGCCGTGCAGCCACACCGTCCTCGTCACTCTCGTTCTGGGTATGTACCCAATCCGATAACGTGCTCTTGGGGATTCCGAGCCGCACCGACGCATTGGAGATTTTCACGCCGGACGCAATCAGTGCAAGCGCCTCGTCTTTAATTTTCTGGTCGTACTTGCTCCCGCGCTGCTGCATCCAATCACCTCCCGCGCGTGTCTTGTTTTTCTGGATTTAAGTATAATCGGGAATTTCGGACAAAACGGACAACTTTGTTCTGACAGCAAAAAAGCGCCCAGACGAGCCTCACAGCCCGCCCAAGCGCTTGTGTTTTCAGTCATTCTGTTTTGCAATGAATTCCCGCTCGTACTCCTTCAGCAGCCGATCCAGTGTCGGCCTGCTGATCCCGTTTTCCCGTGCGATCGTTGCCTTGCTCTTGTGCCGTGTTACCCAGGCGTGATATGCACCGGCAACATCGTCAATCTCCGTCTTTTTCCTTCCTTTGTACTTGCCCTCCCGCTTAGCAATCGCAACGCCTTCCCTCTGACGTTCGAGCATGTTTGCTCGTTCAAATTCGTTGATCGCGCCGAGAATGGTCAGCACCATACGTCCATGCGGTGTCGAGGTGTCAAAGTTTTCTTTCAGGCTGTACAGGTGCACGCCCTTCGCGCCGAGCCGATCAACCAGTTCCAGCAGGTCCTTCGTGCTGCGGCTGATACGCGACCAGTCGAGCACATACACGGTATCGCCCTCACGCGCAAAGTCGAGCATCTCCTGCAGCTTGGGGCGATCCAGATTTTTGCCGCTAATCTTCTCAATGTACCAACGCTCAATATCGTGTTTCTGCAGTGCCTCCACCTGCCGCGCCTCGTTCTGCTCGACCGTTGACACACGCACATAGCCAATTTTCATTTTGTCCACACTCCTGTTGATGGTTTGTAAAGTTTACATTCTTGATTTGCCTTTACACTTGTAAATATAACGTAAAACCGACTTTATTTTTACGTTTCCGCCGTTTTTCCGCTCCTGCACGTTGAGGCATGCCCTATTTTTACACCGCAGGGCACAGCAAAGCGGACGGGGTGCATGCGCGTCACCCCATCCGCAGGTGTCGCTCCACCAGCTTGCGTGGCCCGCTCTCATCCGCATACCCCATCCGCCGGGCGCACTCGCTCCAGCTTTTGCCGTCCAGATACCGCAGCCGCAGGGCGCGCCGGGTCATGGAGTCTGAAACGTTGTCGATCCACTGCCGCACCGTGTCGCGCTCATCCTGGCACTCGGCCTCAATGGCCTGCAGCCGATCCCGTGCCGCGTCCAGTGCATCCCGGCCGAATAGACATCCGACGCCGTAAGTCTCCTCGATCCGCTTGTGGTGCCGAGCCTCCCGCGCAAACCGTTCTCTTTCTTCTTCCAGTTCACAGACCAGGCTTTCCACCTGTTTTAATCTGTCTTTTGTCATTGTGCCGTACTGCACCTCCTGCCGCGCAGATTTCCCGCCTTACTGCCGTCACCGTTACGCGCTTCCGCGCGCTCCGTCCTTTGATGGAGTACAAATAGTAATGCGATTACACTCTGTATTCATTCGTCCGAACCTCTCCGATAAACCGCAGGGGAATTGTTAGACCCCCTACAAGGCTGTCAGGCGGACCCGGCCGCCGATATCTTAAACTTTTCTTTGTCGTCTCCTGCGCAGCCGTTCCCACGGATCGGGAGCAGCCTTGCGCCGCTGTGCCGCCCACCACGCGCTAAACGCCGCCTGGTTGTAAATGCGGCCGACCATAACCTCATAGCGGCCGAACTCGTTCGCATTCTGCACATGCTCGATGATTTTCACGCCGGGCGGCACTTCGGCCTCCTCCTCCTCGCCCAGTCTGAGCCGCACCGGCTCGGCGGGCGGCGTGAGATTGCGGCTTGTGGAGTATCGCCGCGCACCTTTGCCCTTGTGACAATCCTCCTTGAGCAGATAGATGGCGGTGTCCTCGAAAAAGTCCGCGCCCTCGCGCAGCGTCCGCACATCGGCCAGACCGGAAGCCCAGCAATCACGCACCACCTCGGCCAGCTGCACGCCGTGCGCGCCGCTGAGGATCAGGTGGTGATGCAGCCGCACCGGCTCACCGTCCATGTCGTGCTCCTCTGTTACTGCTATGTACTTGTATTTAAGGCCAATCTTTGCATACGCCTTTTTCATCTTCGCATGGAATTTCTCCAAAGCCCGCGCTCTGGACGCCTCCGGCGCATACGTCAGGCACACAAACAGATCCCGACCGCTCACAAAATTGGCGTTGATCAGCTGCATCAGCCGCCATTTGCGCTGCCGCCGGTTGATCTCCTGCTTGGCCTTCTCGGTTGTCCGCCGTCTGCCCGCC